TTAGCTCAAAAGATTAGAGTTGCAATGGATAGAATTAATGAAGGAACTTATGGAGGTGAACAAATACAATCAAGTCAATTTCAAAGTTACAATGATATATTTGACGATACTAGCGGTGATGCTGGAATTTACAGAAAGGCTTTAGATTTTGAGATTAGACAAATTAATCCAACTGGAACTCCTACTCCTACTTTTACAAATGTTTATTCATTGGCTTTTGATGGATCTGATAGTTATTTAAAAGTTACTAATAATTATGGCGTTTTAACTGGCTCATTTTCTATGTGGTTTAAAAGAAACACAAACACTTTTGGTTATTTAATGGATTCAAGAGGAGATTTAGGGACTGGTGTAGGATATATAATTGTATCGGTTGGAGCTATTACTGCAAGTTCTGGCACAGTTTATTTAGATGGTATTGCATCAACAACTGCTCCTAGCGATACCAATTGGCATCATATTTTAGTAACTGGAATCTCTTTGTCTATTAACAATGATTTTAAATTAGGGGCAAGATATAATGAAATAGATGTATTAAATGGAAATATAGATGAGGTAGCTTTATTTAATACAACACTAACGTCAACTGATGTAACTACAATATATAACAATGGTGTACCAACAGATTTATCAAGCATGAGTGGATTGAGTGGTTATTGGAGAATGGGTGATCCAAATGGACAAAGCTCATATCCAACAATTACTGATGACAGTTCTAACTCAAATAATGGAACAATGACAAACATGGTTGCAGCTGACATAGAACAAAATGTCCCATCATGATATATGTAATAATAAATAAAGATGATGTAATAAATGTTGATTTTTCAATGGTTGTTGAAAATTCAGAAAACACATTAAGATATAATTTGGACAACACTAAAACAATAGTTAAATTTATTGGTGAAACTCCAAGTTTTTTAGATGGCTTTACACAATACAGCCACAAAGAGATATTAGAAATTATAAATAATCCAGCTAATGGTTGGACAACAAATAATATAATATGAAAATAAAATTGAAAAAAAATTGGAGGTACGCTGGTCAAGTAATAATGGCTGGAACTGAAATGGAAATAAAGAATGAAGAAACTATTGCCTTTTTAAAAGATAATGGTTACTTAAAAGATAAAAAAGAAAAAAAGGCAAAAGAAAAAGTTGCCGAAGAAAATAATTAATTAATATAAAAAATAAAAGAAAATGGCTATTTTAAATGGAACTGAATTAAAAGTTTATAGCTCTGGAACAACTAATCTTGTTGCCTTTGCTCAAAACTGTACAATAAATATAAATCATTCTCCTAGAGAGATTACAAATAAAGAAAGTGGCGGATTTAAAGAAATCTTAGAAGGATTAAGAGATTTTTCTATTGATGTTGATGGGGCTTATGCATGGACTGATGCAAGTGGAACAGCTTTAGCAAATGGAGCTGATGACTTAGTTAATAGCAATATATTAACAAGAGCTGCGGTATCATTTATTTTTGGTGATACAGCTGCAACATCTGATGTTAGTTATTCTGGTAGTGGTTACATTACATCTGTAAGTTTAACTGGCGGTACCGAAGATTCCGCAACTTACAGTATTACCATTGAGGGAAGTGGGGCTTTAACTCAAACTGTACAATAAAAACTTAGGTGATTAGCTTAGGCTCTAAATTTTGTTTAGTGCCTTTGCTATGATCCTTTTTAAACTAAACAAAAAAAATGAATTATACTTTTATAGAAATAGATAATAAAAAATATCCAATTAAATTTGGTTTTAATGCTTTAAGAAAATACAGCACAAAGACAAACACAACATTGCAAGATTTAGATAAACTTGGGACAGATATGACTTTAGATGATGCATTGACTTTAATCTATTGTGGTGTTGAAGATGGTTATAGAGCTGCAAAGCAAGAATGTAAAATAAGTATTGATGACTTAGCTGATTTAATTGATAATGATTATGATTCTATTGGAAAAGCTATGGAAATACTTGCTGAACAAATGGGCGGTAATACTGAAAAAAAGCAAAAAGCCAAGAAGTAAAAGAAAAACTATCTTGGCGTAAACTTGAAAAGATTGCTTTTGGATATTTAGGCATGGGTGTTGATGAGTTTTATGACTACCTACCTAAACATTTTTGGAATAAGTTAGATGGCTTTTATGAGCTTGAAAACATTAAAGAAAGAAGTAAGTGGGAAAGAACAAGATGGCAAACAACATTGCTTTTAAATATACAAATAGCAAAAGGTAAAAAGTTAAAGCCAACTGATTTGATTGAGTTTGAATGGGATAATAAAGAAAAAGAAATAGATTATAAAAAGTTGAAAGAAAAAGCTGAGTATATTAAAAAATTATCTGAACATAAAAGTAAATAAAAAATGGCATTAGGATTAGTAGGTAAATTAACTGTAATGTTTGGAGCTGATTTTAAGGGCTTTGATAAAGCTGTTAAAAATGCTACCAAAAAATTAGATAGATTTAGTAGAAATGCCAATAGGTTAGGAAATGAATTAAGCACTAATTTAACATTGCCAATACTTGCGGTTGGAGCTGGAGCAATAAAATTAGCATCTGATTTTGAGGAATCATTAAACAAAGTAAATGTCAGTTTTGGTCAATCATCTAAAGAAGTCCAAGCGTTTGCAAAAACAACAATAGATAGTTTTGGTATTGCTGAAGGATCAGCTCTTGATATGGCTGCATTGTTTGGTGACATGGGAACATCAATGGGATTGACTCAAAAACAAGCGGCTGGAATGAGTACATCATTAGTTGGTTTAGCTGGTGATTTAGCTTCATTTAAAAATATAAAAATTGATGTTGCTCAAACAGCGTTAGCAAGTATTTTCACTGGTGAAACAGAATCTCTTAAAAAATTAGGAATTGTTATGACTGAGGCAAATTTAAAACAATTTGCTTTAGAACAAGGTATTACAAAAACTATAAAACAAATGAGTCAAGCTGAAAAAGTTCAGCTTAGATATAATTTTGTAATGTCTCAATCTACTAATGCAATAGGTGATTTTGCTAGAACAAGTGATGGTGTTGCTAATAGTACAAGAAGTTTACAAGAAAGTGTTAAAGAACTTGGTGAACAATTTGGAAAAGAATTATTGCCTTTGGCTAGTGATGTAATAAAAACACTAAGAGGCATTGTTGATAGAATGCGTAGCATGAGTGATGAAAATAAAAAATTAGCTATTAACATTGCTTTAGTTACCGCAGCTCTTGGACCATTAATCAAAGCATTGGCATCATTATCAACGTTACTTAAAAACTTAATAATTTTTATTCCTAAATTATACGCTTTAATAACTGGTCCATTAGGTATTGCAACAGCGTTTGCAGCTTTGTTTATTAAAATGGATGAGGGTGATGGTATTATTACAAACATAAGAAGAAAATTTAATGAATTAAAAGTTGCAATTAAAGGAGTAAGTGAGGAAGCGGCAGCATTAGATTTTTCACAAATGGATGCAAATGCTAAAGTAAATCCTGGCTCTATTTTAGATAGAATGATGAAAGGTGATGTTAGTTTTGTTGATCCAGGTACTCCAAAAACTACTAAGCCTAAAACAGCAACAAGACCAAAAGGAACATTTATATCAGCAATGGATTCATTGCCAGTAAAAAAACTAAATGTTGAATTAAGTAAAATTCCAGAAAAATTAAAAAATATAGAAGCTCCTTTACAAGAATTAACTCAAGCTCAAAAAGTATATAATGCTGCAACTCAGATGTTTGAAGATGTTATGACAAGTGCCATGACAAGTGCTGCATATAGTAGTGAAGGATTTTTTAAATCATTTATTCAAAATATAAAACAAGTTATAAAACAATTATTAGTACAATTAGCGGTTATTACAGCAATAAAATTTTTAATCGGTGGTCCAGGTGTTGCTGGTGATTTATCAAAAGCATTTGATTTAGCAAAATTAAAAGTTTTAGGTTTAGCAACTGGAGGATTAGTAACTGGTCCAACAATGGCTTTAGTAGGTGAAGGAGCTGGAACAACTGCAAGTAATCCAGAAGTTGTTGCTCCATTAGATAAATTAAAAAGCATGATTGGCGGAGGAACGCAACAAGTTGAGGTTTATGGTCGTATAAGTGGAAACGATATTTTTATAAGTAATCAAAGAGGTAGTTTAAACAGACAAAGAGCGGTTTAATTTATGGCATTCGGAAAAAAGTATTATTCATCTTATAAGAGTAATAATGACATTGATTATTACTTAGAGATATGGCTAAAGGATTATGATTCTACAGCAAGTGAAATAACTATTGGGGCTGGTGGTCCAGTTATAACTTATGAAACGGAGGAAGATGATAGGTTTTCACCAATACTAAGTTCTAATTGTAGGCTACCTTTAATGGTAACAAATACTCTTTTACAAACTTTTGTAAGTCAGCTAAGAACAACATATCAAGAAAAGCAAGTTTATCTACATTTATATAAAGCAACATCATCTACTTACACAACAACAAAGCCAATTTGGAGTGGTTTTTTAACTATGGATTTAGGAAGTGGTGAAGATGTATCATTTCCTTATGAACAAGAATTAATATTTGTTGATGGATTATCATTATTAAAAGAGATTGATTTTGTTGATTTTTCTGATCCAGATTATGAAACAAGAACAGCTGGAAATTATGCTCCAGAAAATATGTATTGGGGTCCAGCTCGTTACACATTTTGGATTAAAGAAATATTATTAAAATCTGGGGCTGCGATTAGTGGGGTTAATGGGCAAGGCGTTACTCAAGATTATGGATTCACAACAGCTGTTAATTGGTATAATGGCACAATGACAAGTACCTCACAGAGTAGTGATCCTTTGTTTTTAACTCAATGTAAGGCATCTATGTTTCATACTAAAGATGAAAATGAAACGTTTTTGCCAGATAATTGTTATGATGTTTTAAAAGAATTGTTAAGACATTGGGGTGCAAGAATAACTTATTGGAAACATGAATTTTGGATAGTACAAATACCAGAATACATTATTGATGAAAGTGGTTTTATTGATAATCCAGATAATATAAATTCAAGACAATATAATAAAAGCGGAACTTATTTAGGTAGTCAAGATCATTTAGGTGATACTTATTCAAGTAGATATGAGCAAACAATTCAAAGTGATCAAATAAGTAAATTAGTTGGAACTAAGTATAATTACTTACCAGCTATCCATAGAGTAAATGCAAAGTTTTTAAGTTTAAATGGTGAAAATCATTTTGGCGGTTTTCCTTTTGGAGCAAATCCTTATGGTATAGATTTCTTCCAAAGTAGAATAGCTAATCCATCTTCAGCTGATTTTTTATGGGTATCAATACCATTAAATTGGAAATGGGATATGAGTGGCACAGCTTTGCCAAATGGTCATACTAATGGTTGGTGGGCAAGAATTAGATTCAATTTATATTGTACGCAAAATAATGGAGGAACCATAACAACATACTATTTACAATACAAATCAAGTGATGATTCTTATTATTGGGTTGATTCATCTAACTGGACGCCATTAGGAAATGAATCTCCAGCTTATATAATATCATCAAGAAATTTAGTAGAAACTGATTATATTGGTTTTCAAGAGCAAATAGAATTTGTTGATAGTTCTGGTAGTAATATTTCATTAACTGGTGATTGGGATTTTTACATGAGCATAGAAAACTATGGAACAAGTTCAAATAATCCTGGCTCTTTTTATTGTAGATTTAGCGGTTATAATACTGGATATGTAAAAAGAAATCCTACTGGAACAGCTCCAAGTTTACCAGCTCCAGGCGGTGGTGGGGCATCTACTGGCTCTGGAACTGTAAGTTGGTCTAATTCATTACAAGATAATAGTATTTCTTTTAATAGTCCTACAGCTTCAGCAACTAATTTTCCAAGTGGTTATAATACTGGAGCAAGTCAAGTTGACAAAGCATTTACATGGAAATCACCATTAAAAGGATTTTTGCAAGTATTAAGTAATACTGTAAACGCAACTTATGGAATTACTAATGATACAATTGTAAGCAATAGTTCAAATACTGAAGTTTATGGTTTTGGTGATTTATTGTGGGGTGATTCTATTGTTCAAACCGCAAGAGGAAATTTAAATGTTTGGAATGGTAGTGCTTTTACTAAAACAAATGTTAATGGTAAATGGGGTAGGGGTATTTTAACTGGTGAAAAAACTTTCACACAAATGCTTATTGATGAGTTTTTAACTGGACAAATACAAGTTGTAATATCACCTTCAATGAGATTAGTAGTTGGTGAACAAAATAAAAATCAAACAGCAACAGCAAGTGGTGGTGGAACAGCAACAAGACCAAGATATGTTAATCCAATTGGTAGGTTAAGAGAATCAAGAAGTAATGAAACTGATCCAGAATATTTCTTTAGACGAGGTAGTTTTCACACTTTGTATGATGAATGGGATTATGAAGGTTATCAAATTCTAAGAGATACTATAACAGTAACAACAAATACTAATGATATTGGTGGTTTAGGTGGCTCACAAACTGATAATCCTATTGATGCAGCAAAAGTAAAATCAAATGTAGAAACTGCATTAATGATGAATAGTCCAGTTGCTTATGTAAGAACAACTGTTCCAGCTACTGGTAGTAATGTAATTGTAAATGGTAACTTTAATGTTGCGACTGGTTGGACATTGGGAACTGGTTGGACAATAGATACAACAACAAAAAAAGCAAAGTTTGCTGCAACTGGCTCAACAAGTGATTTAGTTCAATCAGTATTAACAGCTGAATTAACATATCAAATAAATTTTACTATTGAGGTTACAGCTGGTAGTTTAATTGTAAAAGCTGGTAGTAGCGGAACATCTCAAACAATAACAACAAGTGGTGATTATAGTATTTATTTAGATTGTGAAGGAAGTACAGATATTAAATTTACAGCTGGAACAACATTTACTGGAACTATAACTTATATAACTGCAAAAGATCAAAAGTCAATAAGTAGCATTCCAATTAATGTTATTGGCAGCACAGTATTTAAAACAAATGATACTTTAGATTTAGTAAATTCTAGAGATGGTGAAATAATGACATTAAATGTTTCATCTAATCAAGGGGCTTCTGATGATACTATTAGCGTTACATCTACTCCTTTATATGAGGATGTTGCTGCAAATTCTGTTTTATTAATTAACCAAGATGACCTTTCAGCACAATACCAAAACAAAACAAAAGGAACAGTTGGTGGCTTTGATATTACAGCAACAAGTATAGATTCTGGTAGTGTTGCAATTAGTAGTTATATAGATGATGATAGTTTTGGAACTGCAAGTGCTACAAGTTTAGCAACAAGTGAAAGTATAAAGGCATACGTTGATACACAAGTTGGCTCTGCCGATACGCTTCAAGAGGTAACAGATAATGGCAATACGACTACTAACAG